TTCATCAAGTTTAACTGCTTCAGAAGATGCAGTATGTCCATTAGATGTAGCCATAGAAGTAGTGACAGAACCGTACCTATCCTTAAAGTAATCTTTTACCGCAGGAAGGTCACCTTGTTCTTCAAACTTATCATCAGGAATCTCCATATCTCTAGCGGTTGCAGAAATAGCATAGGAGGTATCCAACATGCCTGAGCCAGTACGTTTAATACGTATAACACCCTTATCTAGTTGGCCCCAATCATTATAGACATCTACCAACTGATTCCAAATATAGTCACTACGACCAAATGTCAAAGCTACTAGACGATAATCATTGATTACCTCTTTATACATCTTCTTCCCACCAGGGCCAGATACCTCTTCCCAAGAGTCTACACGCTTCTCAGGATGTATCACTTCATGTACAAAGGCCCAGAAACCAAACTTATGGCTAGGGCGTGTATCTGAAGGAACTTCAGAAGTGTCCGTATCAGAGTCAGAAAGAAGATTTACCCATCTAGTTCCAGACCTATAAGTATAAATATAAAATTCATCTAGATTCGTATCATCCTCATGGCCTGTAGCTAGTGACGTAATGAAGGCTTGGTCACCATCTTTAAACCAAATTTCTTTGCCTACGGCTTGATTACCATTACTAAATCCTGTTCGTTGTTCTTCTCTGCGCTCTTGTATTCTATTAATTCCACCCATAATTTATTTTCTCCTTACCAATAATTTCGTTTATCTATTATATCACAAAGTTGATTTTTATTTCTTATATCTTGTACATCTTTAATACCATCAGGTAAAGTTATATATGAAACAATAAAGCTGTTGGATAGTTCTTTAAAGATTTTGTTCATAGCTCTTTGTCCTGTAGTATCATTATCTAAACAAATAACAAATTCTTGTGTTGGTATATTATACAACATTTCCTTTTGTTTTTTCGACATGCTTGCCCCCAACAAGGCAACCGAACCAAAGCCGTGTTGGTCAAGCCACATAGTATCCAAACTACCCTCTGTTATGCATACAAAAGAATGTCTAAACAAGTGACACTCCCCAAATAAAAGCTTGGACTTCTTTAATCCTTTAGAATACATATACTTAGGAGTGGCGTTTAAACGTCTGCTCACCCACCCCACCATACGCTTATTACTATCAGCAACAGGGATAATTAAATCATTATAGGTATTGATAGCACAACCCCATTTCATTAAAGTTTCACTATTAAAACCACGTTCCATAATCCATCTAGGAACTGTTTCACATATGAATGGAAAATCTACTAAGGGGAGTTCTACATCTTCTTCAACGGCATATTCATCAAAGAGATTTATATTAAAATCTGCCTCCTGTTCATGTAATAAATGGTCTATTTGGATACGGGAATAATTTAAATATCTCTGTAAAAAACTTTTAAGATTACCCGAACCGCATCCTGCGAAACAAATCCAAACCCCCTTCTCAACATTAATAGAACATGAATCTATTTTATCTTCATGGAAGGGACACCTAATAGAAAATTCTTCTTTATACGTAGATGGAGTTAAACCTACATCTAACAATACATTTGTCCAATCAATCATTAAAATTCTCCTGTCAATTGCAAATCTTCCTTAATAGATCCTTTATCCACATCCCATGTTAATGTGGAATTATCAATATTCAATTCTCCATCTCTATATTTTTGATATTGGATAATCCGTTGAAAATCATCTTCTTCTACCATACACATGGATAATGCTACATCCGATGCTCTAAGTAGAGCATCACCAAAAGCCACATGCTCTGCCCTAGGAGGTGCATATAAATCTGCTGCATCCCTATTTGCTTGAGTAGAAACAAACATCGCTATGTTATGACTCATAACTAGATTCTTTAAACCATAGAATAACGAATGTGATTGTTCCCACATAGCCTTCTTACCATCACCACTAGAAACTAGATAGACACCATCCAATACGATAAAGTCAGGTTGATGTTTACGGACTAATCCTGAGATAGCATCTAAGGACATTCCTTGCTGCCCCTCAATATGGTCACATATTAACATCTTCCTGCCATTCAATTTAATAAGAAAGTCTTTGTATGCTTCCTCATCAATGGCATCCCCGTTACGTAAAGCTTTATGTGAGAAATTGTATCCCATCATATTAGCTAATACAATATCAGTTCTAAGACTGATAGAATTAGTAGGCATCTCTGTTGAGATGAGCAAGGTTTTATATCCAGCCATCATAGCTACTGCTGCTGCATGGACACACAACCAAGTCTTACCCATAGCTGGCCTAGCAAACAGAGAGATTAATTCTCCTGGCATCCAGCCAACACCAATCTTATTGATTGATTCAAAGGAAGTGGGAATACCCATCATTCCTTCTTGTCGTAAATCATTCTTCCTTTTCCATTCATTGTACCGTTCTAGATGACCACTATCATAGTTGGTAACATCTTCATCATAGACTAAACCTATGTCTTGAAGAGCTGACACAATCTGTGCATATGCATCCTTAGGTTTCTCCAACAGCATGGCCTTATTCTTTTGAAATGACCCGACTACTTGTCTAAAGAGTACTTGGTCTTTAAAAGTATCGAGAGCATATTCAAATGTAAGGTTCTGCGCTGCATCATCTAGTGTAGGATAATTTTCACATATAGTAGCAGTACTTGGCAGTTCTCCATAGCTATCTAAATACTTATTCACAAACTTAAAAGCATCACCATGCTGTGCAAAGTCTTGTGAGGTGTATTTAAATTTATTAAAATTCTTCTTCTCTACTAGTCCTAATATTAAACCCGATTCGATATAATCATAGTTTTCCATTCTCTACTCCTTCTTAGAATCATAGATAATTCGGTTTGAATCGTTGTGTACATAGTATATCACATCCGCTCGTTCTTGAAATGTATCAACTACGGCTTTTGCTTTAGCAAACGTAGAGACTGTATCTTCAATCCATACTTGTTTACTTAACTGATGTACCCCAATAATTCTAAACTCTCCCTCTGGAGCTGTTCTACTCTGTAAATCTCGTTTATCTAGATTCTTATTTACTCTTATTAACCCTAGTTGCCTTTTTCGTTGGTGCCTTTCCCTCTTTCTCATTGGTACACTCCATCAATTCTTTTTCCAATTCTTCCATCCTTCGTTTATCTGTAGCTTTAGGAAGCCACTTAGCTTTAAACATTCTAAGTTGTTTCCATTTATCCATATATTCTTTTTTATTACTAGCAAATACCTTCCATTGTAATTCGGGGTTATCGTCCGAAGATAAATAAAACTTAATTCCTGCGACAAAATAAGGGATATGTACTGTATCAGAATTCCTTTTGATACAAGATACTATCCCACATAAAATAGCAAAGACATCATGTACCTCTAATAACCCTTTCAACAATTTCATTTCATACCCTATGAATCTAGACGATACATATTCTTTGCTATATTTTTTATAATACTCTTCTGAAAAAATTCTATGTAAATCTTGACAATTATAATCTTCTATCGCTTTCTCCCGTTTTTCCATAATCATACAATTCTTCTCCTTCAAATAACGCTTGCACCTTTTCTCTAAGAGCTAATCTAATAGAATACGCTGATTCGTGCAAATCTTCTGTAATCTCTTCCATAGTAAGCCCTTCCAATCTTAATATAATAAACTGTTCTTCTTTAGCCGTCAAATTACTATTACGAATTAACTCTAAAATTTCTAATTCTTCAAAGGAATCGTCGGCTACTCCTAATGCTTGTTGTACTTTATTAGATGGAGCCTCATCATAAGGAGTATCTAATAAATCATCTATGCTTTGCATATCTATATGTTTACGTTGAGCTTTAACAATCAAAGTTCTTAAAGTATTTATCATTGTAGTATGAAGATAGGTATGAAAAGATGTACCTAAGGATGAATTAAATCCTTTAGCAGCTTTAAGAATAGCTATTCGTAATTCTTGAGCAATATCATCTCTATCCATATCTAGAACAAAAACAGAAGAGGCTAATTTCTGAACCTTAGGTTCCCATTTAATGATCAAGTCATCATTTATTTCTATTTCCGTTTCCATATCTTTCTCCATAAACTTAGAGGTGTATATCCTTTAGCAATTAAATATGCATAATTAGCCATTATACCTGAAAAACATAAAACCATTAAATATAATACCCATAGAGGTAGAGGTGCAAACTTAAAAAAGGTCACCATAATACTATCCTCTATCATATGCATAGCCGTTATGCCAATCAATAATTTCCAATATAACTTATCTACGTGATGATGTCCGTGCATTAACTACTCCTCTGCCCTGTTATACCATCCTTTTGACCACGATTATAACAGGATCTACTACAAAAAATATGTAAATATCCTCGTCTATAGCTATCCTTAATGATACGCTTTTTACGACGAAACTTTAAATGGCAAAATTCACAAGCAACCCAAACAAATTTAATATCTTCTTTACATTTACCTGGGCAAACTTGTTGTTTGTTAGGAGTGGGGGTATTACATACTGGACAATATACCAATTTCTTTCGTTGATATAGTCCCTTAGTTGGTAACCCTGCCTCCTTTAATATACGAAAAATACGTTGCTTGGTTACACCAAGTTTCGTTGCTATAGCTGGTAAGGTCAGATAAGGCTGACTTTCCTTCAAAGCTATTGCTTCGCTTCGTGTAGACATTATAGCACATCAGCCTAAATAATTACTTGGACATTCTCTCGATTAAATTTATACATCTTACTACCCTCTTTAGGGTAGCTATCAGACTGCGGTTCAAATAGTTTCATGGTTCCGTTGGCGAACACGATAAGATTATAGGCATGACCCGCATCATAGTCAATTACCAAACCTACCGTATTCACATGGAACTTCCTATCTACCCTGGCTTTGAATGAAAAGGCATAGTTATCACAGTCATACTTCTCAGCTAGATATTTTTTATTATCTGTCCAATCCCAATCAATAATCTTTTTAAACTCTGATTCAGGGATAGTGATATATTTCTTATCTAACCAAGTCACATTCTTCACACCACCCATCGCTTTACTAACGTGGCCTAAAGACATATCTTTATGCCCTTTAAGTTCAGGGGGATTTAGAATATCTAAATCATCTTTTAATCTAGTGAGAGTCGTTACTAATTCTCCCATTTGTCTACTACCTCTCGTATTTCTTTGGCAATAACTATAGCCTCATTACGTTCATCTTCTAATACTTTTATCCGACGACCTAATGACTCTATTTCTGCTGCCATTTCCTCATCTTTAGGCCCACCAGACTTAGCCTTCAATAAAGAAAGCAACTGCTCTAAAATTTTATTCAACGTCATCTTGTTCTCCTTCCAATAAATCTAATGCATAATCACAGTGACGAGCTAGCCAATGGTCAAACTTACATAGTTGACTAGTGAACACTAATATTTTTATTACAATTTTCATCTAAACCTCCATCGCATCTTGTTGAGCCTGAGCAGCATTTCTTTTAATTGTCCTAGTAATGTCATCTTTTAATCTATCTGTTAATGCAAGTCCCAAAGACTCTGCCGTTACAGCAACACCATCAATATACGGATGATGTTCTTGGATTAAGGCCCATTGCCCATCTGTAAATTCTAA